TACCCGACACATCTAAATCATGTAATTCTGCATCACCATTAATAATAATATCTGATACTGTTAAATTTGAAATAGTAGTATTGTTAGCTGTTAAATTAGTAATAGAACAATTTTGACCTATAAAATTTCCTGATATATCAACATTTTCAAATGTACTATCACCATGAACAATAAGATTACCCGACACATCTAAATCATGTAATTCTGCATCACCATTAATAATAATATCTGATACTGTTAAATTTGAAATAGTAGTATTGTTAGCTGTTAAATTAGTAATAGAACAATTTTGACCTATAAAATTATTTGTTCTTATTCCTTGTGTTATTACACCATCATTTACGTACATATATATATATATATATATTTAATTTTTAATGTTAAAATTTATATAAATTTTAACATTAAAAATTAACTATACATAAAATAATAAAAAAAATTAAATTATGTTATTTATATCTAATTTAATCTAATCTAATTTGACTTGTATTGTTATAAAAATATATTTACATTTATATTGGATTATATTGGATTATATTGGATTATATTGGATTATTTTCAGTAGAACTATTTGACAAAACAAAATACAAAAAAATTTGATAAATAATAATAATATATAAATTTATTACCAATATATATATATTAAATAATAAACAAATGGATTTAGATTTTAATGTAAAAGAATATGCTTATGTAACTGATGATTTTGATTCATCATGTTTAACCTTAGAAATATATGGAAAAGATGTGAATCATGCGATTATAAATTCATTAAGAAAAGTATGTATAGATCAAATACCAATTTATGCTTTACATAGATCTAAAATTAAAATATTAAAAAATAGTTCAGTATATGATGGAACAGATATGGAAGTAAGATTATCTCAATTACCGATTAAAAGAATTGAACATGATGTTGTATTATTTCCCCTAAAATATTATAAAAATGTTAATTTTGCTGATTCAAAATTAGAGAGACATCCTAATGATAAATTTAATATAGAATTCTATTTAAATGTTAAAAACAATGGTCCAGAAAAAGTATTATATGTTTCTACTGATAATTTAAGAATTAGTATAAATAATGAAACAATTGAAAATAATAAAATGTTTAAGGGTAAAGAACCAATTACATTAATTAAATTACGTCCAGGAGAAGAATTTGAATGTTCAATGAAAGGAGTTTTAGCAATTGGTGAATTGGATGGAATATTTAATGCTTCTAATTCCTATTATGAAGAAATAACAGAAAATAAATATTTATTGAGTATCGAGTCAAATGGTCAAATGACAGAATATAATTTATTATTAAAGGGTATTGAAATAATTATGGAAAAAATAAAAATAATAAAAGAAAATATTAGTCAACAACAATATTCGATAATATTAACTGAAAACAACTCAGTTAAAATAGAAATAAAAAATGAAGATCATACTTGTGGAGGACCAATTTGTTATATGTTACAAAGTATGAAAGAAGAAGTAATATTTGCAGGAGTTTACAGACCAAATTTTATGGAAAAAAATGTATCATTAACTTTTGCTGTTAATAAAAATTATAAATCAATTGATGTATTTGATAAAGCAATTGATAAAACTATTGAACTTTATGACAATATAAGAAAAAAATTTACAAGTTTATTGAAAAAAAAATAATACTATTAAAAACTAAATTAGTTTATAAAATAAATGTTTTTTTATAAAATTTTATTATCAATATAATATATTATATTTGTAATATGTACATATCAGAAATTGATGATATATTAGATCAAACATTAGATAAGTTCATGTATTCGTGGATACATGAAAATCAAATAAAAGAATTATTAAGTTATTCAAAACTTATAAAAGAACCTAATTTTATTAAATATCAAAAAGATATTAATAAAATCATAGAATATGGTCAAGAATTAATATCCGATAAAGATATTGATAAATTTGTGACAAAAAATTCAAATATTTTATTAATTAAAAATTTAATTTCAAAATATATTAGTTATTATTTATTTTTATTAATAGGTATAAATTATAATGGAAAAATAGAAATATTCAATAATAATCTTATTGAATTATCAAGAGTTCAGGGAAGTTATAAATTAAGAATAGAAAACTTTTTTAATACCGAATCAAACTCAAATATTATAAAAATAACCAGCTTAACAAAAGAATTTATTGATTATGTTAATAAATTAGTAAATAGTAAAAGTAAAGATAATATCAAATTAGATAATTATTCTGAAAATTTAAGAGAATTTTTAAATTCTTTTGGTGAAGATAATATCAATAAATTTATTGAATTATATAAAAAAGAAAATAACAAGAATAAAATTATTATTGATCATAATATTGTAAAAATTATGATTTATTTAAATTTATATAAGGCTTCTGAAAAAAAAGAAATTTTTAATATTATTGAGTCAACAGAAACATCAAATGGAGAATTTATTTTTATTGATGTTGTTGTTCCTAAAAGTACTTTTATTGATTATAATTCAATTGAATCTGTTTTAGAACCAGACGAACTTAAAACAAATTTACCAGAAACAATATATGATCTTATTAATGGAGATTATTCTGAAAATATTAATGAAGCAAGAAAATATTTTACAGATTTTGATGTAAAAATTCAAAAATTATTAGATACTCATATCATAATACCAATTGTTGATGATTTTTTATTGTATCATAAGGATAATGAAAAATATGAAAATCGTGGAGAAAAAAATGAATCCGTTAAAAAGAAAGATGAAACTAAAATAAAATATATTGTTAATAAAATTAATACTGTAGGTGATTATTATAAAAATCCAAATGAAATTAAAAAATTATTTTATGTACCATTAATGAATAGTAATGCTATTCTTGTAAATACTTATGAAGATATTAAAATTATAACAAAAATGAAAAATATCATTAAAATGAATAATGAAAATATTGATTTGTTAAATGATTTAGTTAATTATAAAATGTATCCTTATATTAGTTTTAAAGATTTTAAATCTAATGGATTTGTTTTTAGTTCAGATTCAACTTTAGAAGGTATACGTAATGTTTCAATCTCAAATATTGCCAATACAAAATTTAATGTACTTCAAACAAGAATAGTATCCGAAAATATGTTAGTAAATATTGTTGGTTTTGCTATTATAAATAATGATAAAAATATTGATTGTATTAATACTAATTCATTTGTTAATATTTGTACTGAAACAGATAATCCATTACAAGTCATGAAAGTTTTATTAGAAAATAAAATTAAAAATATAAATTTTCCTAATTTAAAGGAAAAATCAACACTTAAAAATAATTATTATTGGTTATTTGATCTTGACAAACAAAAATATTCTGTGCCATATTATGATATTTCGCCAAATATGAATAAAAATGATATTGTTAAAATATTATCAGCATATTTATATGATTGGGTTATTGAATGTGTTATAAATACTATAAAAGAAGATGTAACAACATCACATCCAAAATTAATTACTAATTATGTTGATGAATTTGATATTTCCAAACAAAAATTTCCTGATATAAATAATCCGCAATATTCTAAAAATGTTAATGAATTGGAATATTTAATGTATTATATTAAATCAAAAAAAGTTGTCGATATTTATGATTATAAAGAAGATGAATTTCCAGGTCTTTTTGGTAATGTTTATAAGTTACCAATTATTCCAGAAAAAACATTACCTCTAATACCAATAATAAAGATTAAATCGGATTTTAAAGTATTAGAAGAACCGGTTAAAAACAATATTAATTTAAAAAAGTCATTAGAAAAAGATATTGATTTAGAACAAAAAGATTATGAAACTAATGAGCATATTGATGGAATATGTCAACATAATATTTTTTGGGATAAAATTGGAGAACTTAAAAAACGTAATGATGCAAAATATTCAAATCTTGTTTATGAATTTATACAACAATACGTTGATATAAGTCCAACACAGGATTTTATTTGTAAAAGTTGCAAGTCTTCAATCAATATAAAAAGATATATTTTAGATGGTCAATTTGATAATAACACACAATCATTTATAACATTTTCCGTTCAAATGGATCTTTCTCTAGAAGAATTACCAGAATATGAAAAATATAAAACTTCTATTAGAAGTCTAGACAAAATTATTGATCGTATTTGTTCTATTTTAAATGTACAAGGCTTAATTGGTTCAAGTTATACGGCAAGAACAAAAAGAAAAAATGTTATAAAAGATACTTTGGATATTGTATTGATCCATAATAATTATTTAAAAAAATCTTCATATTTAACAAATAGAGATAGATATATTAGTTTATTTGGAATTAATAAGAATATTTCAAATCTTTATATTTTTGAACTTGAAAATAATATTTTTGTTTATTCATCAAAAGATAAAGATTTTTATAAATTTCTTAAATATAATAATGTAATCACATATATTTTAATACTTTTAATTCTTGAAATTAATGATACACAAATTCAATCACTTTCGAATGATAAAATATGTAGTTATTTTATTTATAAAAAAATTGGTTACACTTTATTTGAAAATATAAATATTATTATTAATAGATCACATGATACTAAACCAATTAAAAATTATCCTGTATTATGTTATCTTATATATATAATTAGTTGTTTTGTGGCAAAATATAATTTATGGGCTGATACTTTATCAACAGAATCAAATATTATTGATAAAAAAAAGAATTTTTTAGTTATACAAAAATCTATTATCAATACAATAGTTGAAATATTTAATACTATTTTACAAGTTAATATGGAAGAACTTAAATCACAAAAAATATATTTATATGAGATTTTTCAAACAAAATATTATTATAAAATAGATTTTTTTAAAGATTTTGATTTAATTAAAAAATTAGATAAAATGTATTTGTCTGATAATGGATTAAAACAACAAAAACAACTGTTATTTGATTCCAATAAATTTGATATCAAATCAAATGATGATATTTATAATACTTTTACTTATGATGATTTGTATAATAGATTTAGTAAAAAATATTGTTTAAAAAGATTAGTTTATCCTTTTTACGATAAAAAAATTGCAAAAATAACATGTATTTCAAATCTTTCAAATTGTCCAAGTGGTGAATTTCATGATTTTAAATGTAAAGGAAAAAATTTTACATGTACAAAATGTGATGAAAATGCGAATCCCAATAATTTAATTCCTGAAAGTGAAAAAATTATTGGAGAAAAATACACTATTTTATATTTAAAAAAATTAGCCACAAAATATTGCCAATCTGGATTAATTCATCAATTTGAATATGATTCTAAATTAGATCAACATATTTGTTTAAATTGTAAATTTAAACAAGATAGTTCAAATACACTATCTGACAAAGAATTATTTAAATTATACGTTACTGTTGAATCAAATATAAAAAATAATAACTTAAAAACTCAAGAATTTGTTAATAAGATAAAAAATATTTCAAAAAATGAAATTTCAACAATTTCCAAATTATTTAATAAAATAGTATACAAGTATGAAAAATATAATAATAATATTTCTAAATCAATTGAACAATTATTAGATTCTATGCAAAAATTACTCGGTATAGATATAATTATTAATAATGAAACATATAATTTGTTCTGGAATATTTATGTTATTAATCATGATTATAATGGGACAAAACTTGAAACTCCTATTCTTGTTTATGAAAAAGAAAATAAATTTAGAGTTATTGAATCACATGGACATTTTAAAAGAAGTGTTTTAGTTTATACTATGCAAAAAAATACAAAATATGAACTATTTTATGATTTAGAAGAAAAAATATTATTAGGCTATAGAGAAGTTAATAAGGAATATATTAATGTTAAAAAATTAAATATTAAACTCAAAATTAATTATTCTTTTAAAAATATGTTGATTCTTTTTGGATTTACTAGACAACAAATAAATATTAGAGATTTTTATCCAGAAATATATGGATTATCAAAAGAAAAATTTGAAGAAAATTTTAATGATTTTAATATGGAAAATTTTATAAATAAAATTGCTAATAGAAGATTTAATGTTATTAAAAAATTAGGAACTGAACTTAAAAAATATATTAATAGATTCAAAAATAATTATAAAGTAAACATAATAACTATTGAAGCAACTTTTTCTAATAATAAAAATGAACAAGTTACTAATACATATATTAGTGATTCTGCAAATAATCCTTTAGATTTGGTTTATGTAAAATACCAAAAAAAAATAGAACAACAAATTGTTACAGAAATTTTAGATGATAATGTGAAAAAAAATAAAAAAGATAATAAAAATAAAGATAATGATAAAACAATTAATGAAAATAATGATATATTACATGTTTTTCTTAAATATATCAATCTTATTAATATGTATCTTCCATTTGAAAATATAAAATTAACAAAAAATGATATGCCAAAGTTTTCAGAATCAATTGATTATAATGTTATTTTAAAAAATGATTATATTGGTAATATAACTTTGAATTATATTATTGATGAAATTATTAGACTAATTAATTATAATTCAAATAAAAATGTTAAAACAAATATTATTCATTTTATTGCCAATGTTATTTGTATAATATTTAATAATACTTTCTTTGAAGTTTCCAAATTCAATCAACAATTAAATTATTTTTATCAAATCCTATATACTTCAGAATTTTATTTAGAAACACAAACATCCGATTTTATGATTGATGCTTTAGATTATTATTCAAATCAAGAAGAAATTAAAAATATTGATAATCTTGACTCAGACCAAAGAGAAGAACTTGAAGATGCAATTGAAAATGATAATGAGGAATTTGAAGGTATGGATGCAGGTGATGAAGTTGTTGATGCTGAAGGTGTATATGATTTGTATACTAACTATGATTTAGATCAAGTCAAAGAACCAAATATTATTATTTGAAATGATATAATTTTTTATAATTGATATAATTTTTTATAATTGATATAATTAAATTATTATTTTATTTTATTTTAAAATTTTTTTTGAATATTTTATCAAATTTAAAAGTTTCATTAGTTTAATAAATTTTTGTTTATTTTTAATAGAAATGTTATTAAAACAAATAAATTTTTTTTTTATAACATTGATAGAAATTATTTTTTGTTCAATTAAAAAATATAATAAATTAAACTGTGAATCTCCACAAATGACATAACTATTATCAAAATTGAGTTTTTTTATTGTATTTGTATTTGTATTAATATAATTTTCATAATTCATAGCAATAAACAAATAATTTATACTTGTATTATTTCTAAATTTAGATTGTCTTAATATATCTAATTCATTTTCAAAAACATTTTCTATCTTTTTTAAAGTATTTAATCTTAAAAATTTTGTTTGATGAGAAGTTTGAAATTTTGTAATTTCGAACTTATTATAAAGTAATTTTGCACTTATATAATTTCTGGTAAAATACTCACCAATATAACTTAACATAAATAAAAAACCAATTGAATTATTATTACAATAAATAATATTTTTTTTTTTTATTTTATCAAGTATAAAACAATCGTCATTACTATATAAAAATATTTCACTTAAATTAGGTATATTATGTAAAAAAGACTCAATAACATCAGAAAAAAAAGTTGGTAAATATTTTTTTGGAATTATTTGTTTATGATCTATAATTATAACTTTATTACTAAGAATTAACTTATTATCAATTGGTGGTATTTGATTATCTGTAACAATATAAATTTTATTAATCCATGGAATATTTTTAAGAACTGAATTAACTGAATATATAATTTCATCAATACCTTCAAATCTTATTATATTATTATGAATTTTATCTTTTTCTTTTAAATATTTATTTCTTTTTTCAATATGTGCATTATCTAATCCATTAACATACAAAAAAACAATATCAATTTTATTTTCCATTTTATTTATGGTATAAATAAAATAATAACTGAGTATAAAATAAATTTCAACTAATAATATTTGATTTATACCTTTTTTAATAATTAAACAATTTTAGTACGCAATACTAAAATTATTATTTAAAATTTATTAGAATAACTATTTTTTATAACCATTAAAAAATTATTATATAATCCTTATTATAATCAATATTATAATTATGAAATTTAAAATATATTGTATAAATCTTTATGAAAGAGAAGACAGATATAATTTTGTTAAAAATGAATTTAAAAAATATAATTTAGATGTGCATTTTATTAGAAACTTTAAACATAAATTAGGAGGTAGATATGGTTGTTTTAAATCACATATTCAATGTTTAAAGGATGCTAAAAAAAATAATTTGGATACATGTTTGATTTTTGAAGATGATATTAAATTAACTTCAAATTGTAATAAAATTATTGAGAACTGTTTAAATTTTATTAAAAAACAAAAAAATGTTGATATTATTTATGCTCACAATGTGAGTAATTTATATATTGAAAAATATTATTCAAATAATATATATTACGGTAAGTCATTTTTTACACCTAGTATCTTTTTAACAAAAAAATCTATTGAAAAAATTTTAAAAAAACATAAAAAATATATAAATAAAAATATACATTATGATGCTTTTTTATATTTAATATTACAAAATACTTTCATATCAACCGATAGTATTATTAAATTAATGCCTTTTGGAAGTAATAATGATAATTGGAGTAATAATTATATTATAATTATTTTTCAAAAATTATTATCAATTACATCTGTACATTTAAGATTAAGTAATTTTATTGTTATTACAATATTTAAAATTTTAATAAAAAATAATAATGATAAACTTAAATATTTATTAATAAATTTTATAAATAATAAACTAATAAAATATTTAACAAAAAATATGTAATAATTATTTATAGTTTTTAATATTTAGAATTCCTATATAAAAATAGAATATTTATTATTATTTATATAATTAACAATAAAATCATTCATTATATTATATATATAATTATAATATGTAACAAAATTTTTAAATGAATTAGGATAAACCATTTTAAAAATCTTAATTTTTATTTTTTTATCTAATAATAAAAAAAATCCTTTTTGACTATATTTACTATTTTTTTTAATGCATATTATTATTGGTAATATAGGTATATTATTTTCATAACATAAATAAAATAATCCTTTTTTAAATTTTAATAAATAATCCGAATGCGATATAGATCCTTCAGGAAAAATTATCACATTTTTATTATTAATAATTTTTTCTAAAATTATTTTTTTAATAATTTTACCACTTTCTTTAATTTTATTTTCTTCTTTATTATATAAAACTAAATTTAAATTATCACATACTAATTTTATTAGTGGATTTTCTTTTGCTATAATAAAAAAATCTGTGTTTAATATTTTTTTTATTATAAAAGTTTCACAAATAAAATTATGATTTGATACAACAATATAACCATTTTGTGTGGGAATATTTTGCTTGCCTATTATTTTTACTTTTCCAGAGTAAAAATTTATAATTGCTTTAATTAAAATTTTAATTACATAATCTTTACCTATAATTAAAATTGTTAATATTAATAAAATATTAATTATAATCAGGCAAAAAAAATTAATATTATTTTTTTTGTTCATTTTTAATATTGTATATTATATTTTAATTTAATTGGTTGATATCATTAAATTAATTTTATAAATAAATTTTCAAAAAAAATATTATATCAAGTATAATTATAAATAAATATAATGATAAAAATTATACTAATAATATTAATAATTATTGTTCTTATTAAAATATTTTCAATTTACTATGAGAAATCAGATCCATTTATTAATATAACTAATCCATTTGTTGATGGTTTAAGTCAATTCCAATTAGATTCTGATGAACCTGATGTTTCTTCAATACTTGATGGTTCTGATTTACCACCTGAAAAACCATATAATCCATTTAATCCAGCTAATAATCAAATACCACAATCAAATAATCCTGACTTTACTTATTATCCTGATGCAAATCTTCCAAATCTTCCAAATAATAAATCTGCTAAAATACTTAATAAAATTAATAAATTATCTTATGACATTGTTCCAAATAATAAATCTTCTAAATTTGATCAAGATATTCAAATTATTAAAGATCTTAAAAACAAAAAAATAAACCAAATTAAAAAAAATAATAATATTCAACAAAAAAATAAAATTCCTTGTAAAAAATTAAATAAATTTTTTGTTCAAACACAATTTTCAGATTCATATCGTGATGTTCTTACAGCATTTAATTATATTTGTCCCGATCAAAAAATTATTTTTAATCTACAAACTTTACCTGTTGTCACAACCAAATATCAATTGAACACGAATACTCCATTTGTTTTTATTAAATTAGTAACTCAATTTATTAATAAAGTAAATAAGGAAATTAAATCTATGCCTGAATCTTATGAAATTGTTAATAATTTTAATAATTATATGCCATTAACTTCACAACTAAAAAAATATACAGAAAATAAAGGTATCAATAAATTTTACAAAGATATCGGGGTTGATTATAATTTATATGCAGACACACCTCCAAATGCTCCAATTGAATTAATAAAAATTATTAATGCAACACGTGAATACACAGATGCCGAAACTAAATATGTTATAACATTCGTTATTAAAAAAATTTTAAAATCAGTTAATGATCAACTTCGTATTACCGTTCATTTTGTTACAAAAAATGATCCATTTGAGGGATATGATTTATTTAATGGAAAGCCTCCTACAGAAACTATCAATTCATCTCAACAAGTCGCAATCGAATTTGTTTTTATTGACGGTTACTATACTGATGATTTTAATGTAGATTATGATTGTGGTGGTGCTGATAATAATTGTAAAAAATTTTCAAGTATTGATGGAGATGATCAATATTATTCTTTTGATGCGTTGGGTACTGATTTTTTAACTTCAGATTATGAAATTATTAAAGAATTTAATAAAAAAAATAGAGAACATGAAATTGAAATGAATAATTTTAATATTAATGTGCCATATCCAGTTTATGAAAATCCAGCCAAAGCTAAATATCCACATTTTCCAACAAATAATTAAAAATTTTATTATAATTATCATATAAATCTCAAAACTTTTTTATGGTTTTAAATAGTATATTTATGCACAATTTAATGTAAAATTATATAATTTTACAAAAAATGCATATTTATATTATTTTATTAATAATTTTATAATAAAATGTTAAGCCCGATATTATACTTATTTATATTGTTTGTTTTATGTATTATTTGAAACGAACATATATTTAATTATTGAACAAATATCCTATAGATATACTTTTTTATTTGAATTGTATTGCATAAAAATTGATTTTTATAATAAATATATATTCATTTTATTTGTATATTTATATGTATATTTATATGTATAATTTATATGTATATGTTATATGTATATGTATAAATAATATTACAATAATTTAATATAATATTATATATTACAAATAAAATTATAATGTATCATATTATATATTTAAAATTGTCATTTTTTAAAAATATATTGCATTATATTTTGTCAAATTTTATGGTTTTACATTCGACAAATAAAAATTCTGCCAACTTAACAACAACAACAACTAATATACAAATTTATTCAATATATAATAATAATGATAATGATGATAATGATAATAATCATAATAATAATAATAATAATAATGATGATAATGATTGGGGATGGTTTGTTGATTTTGAATAATAATTTATAAAAACTAGTTTACACCCTTGAAGTTTTATTTTTTAACATTTATTTGTCTCATTTTAAATCTTCAAGGGTGTAAAACGTCTTAAATAAAACAAAACCTTGTAAAAAAATTTGAATAATTATTTATATTTTATATGTATAATGGGTAATTCAATGACAAATAATTCTGAAAAATATTATAATTATGATTATACATCATTAGATGATTGTGTAATAAAACATATAAAAACCTACTATAAAGTAATTGATGTAGATTGGTTAGATGATACTATTTTAGTAAATAAAGTATTTGATGATGATTATTTTATAATAATCATCATCAAAAAAAAAAAATAATTTATAATATGGTAGAATTCTATCTAAATGACAAAAATAATCAAATTTATAAAAGAACATAATATCTATGTAATGAAAATGAAAAAATGTGTATATGTAATAATCGTGCAGACGATTTAAGACAAATACATGAAGGAATAAACTATAAAAAAAATAAAAAATATATTAGTTGGTGCAAAAAAATCTAACGATAAATTTTAATTATAGTTGTTTTATTTGGCGTTTGAAATGTAAAAAGGTATAAAATAATTAATTATAATATTGTTTTTTATATTAGTTTGTATATCTCTTGAAAGAGCATCTGTTATATGAGTTATTGAACTAATATTATTAGAACACACAAATTTAATTTTATTGTCATTATATAAATTAAAATCAATATAAAAATTATATATTCTTAATTCAAAAATAATAAATTAATTAAAAAAAATAATTAAAATAATAAAATAATTAAAAAAAATAATTAAAATAATAAAATAATTAAAAAAAATAATTAAAATAATAAAATAATTAAAAAAAATAATTAATTAAAAAAAATAATTAAAATAATAAAATAATTAAAAAAAATAATTAAAATAATAAAATAATTAAAAAAAATAATTAATTAAAAAAAATAATTAAAAAAAATAATTAATTAAAAAAAATAATTAATTAAAAAAAATAATTAAAATAATAAAATAATTAAAAAAAATAATTAAAATAATAAAATAATTAAAAAAATAATTAATTAAAAATAATAAAATAATTAATTAAAAAAAATAATTAATTAAAAAAAATAATTAATTAAAAAAATAATGTGGATAAAAAAATAATTAAAAATTTGGTGATTTTTTATCCACATTATTTTTTAATTGATTTAATTTTAATATTTTCCTTGTCAAATTCAATAAATATTCCAGATTTAGAAACTTTTGATTCTATAAAACATTCTTTAATTATAACCCCATATTATCAATATATTAACCTGGATTCATAAGTAGAACCCATAGCTATCTGCACAATATATTTTATTTCCAACAATAATTCAATTCAATTAAAATTTTTCTTAATTGAAAATAGAACAAAAAACTGAATATTCCAAGTCTTAAAATATTATTGATTTTTATTTAATGAATATTTATAAAAAAATTTAATTAAGCAGGAATAGATATTGCATTATAATTTGATTTGGAAGAATTAGTTGGAATATTTTTAATATTATTTTTAATATTATTTTCCATATTATTTTCCATATTATTTTCCAAATCCTTATAAATTGACAAAGTACGTGCAGAAGGGTCTGTAGCTCCTTCAATCCATTTTGGTAACCAATAATATGGGATTGTATGGTATTGGTTAGGATAAAATTCATCAAAAATTTCATGGTAATACAATGCTTCTTTAGTATGTGGGACTAAAAATCCTTCATATTTTAATTTATTAGATTCAAAATATTCTTCAGTCATGTTATGATTCACTTGGTCTTGAATAATCATATACCAAGATTTTTCTTCAGAACTGACACCATCTGAAAATGCTTCTTTTTTTCTCCACAATACACATTCTGGTAATAATCCAGAATCATCAAATGATTTTCTTAATAAATATTTTTCATACACATTAGTCTGTCCTGTTGACAAAGTATGAGCGTGTGGAATTCTCAATACAGGATCAACTTGAAAATAGAAATTAATAAAATCATGAGCTAAAAATGGTACACGTGCTTCAAGTCCATTGGATGCTACACCTCTATCAGCTCTTAATACATCAAAATAATGAATCCAATGTAATAATCGTTGAGTTTCAAAATGTAAAGCCATTGGGCTAGGAGCTTTATGAAAATATAAATATCCTCCTGTAGCTTCATCAGAACCGTCCCCAATTAATAGTACTTTAATATTAGTTGTTTCTGCAATTTTTTTACAAATCAAATATTGACCTACTGTAGCTCTAACAGATGTTATATCAAATGTCTCTGCTATTTGAATAACCCTACGAATAGAATCAATCCATTCTTCTTGAGGAATTTCAAAATTAGTATGGGTAGAACCAATATGTTGAGAAACAATTTTTGCATATTTTACATCTGGACTATTTCCCATACCAATTGAAAAAGTTCTTAAAATTCTCCCTTGTTTAGCTAATTCTTGTGCTGCTATCCCAGCAATCAAACTAGAATCTAAACCACCAGATAATAAACATCCTACTTCTCTATCTGAATGTAATCTATCTACAACCGCTTTTTTCAAGTACATTTGACACATTCTATAAACATCAACAGGATCCGGATTTTTTACCAAAGGCAAATTTCCAACTGAATAATAAAATTTGTTATGTGTTATCAAACAATCTGAATTAGAACAACCTCCCCAATAATACCAAGATCTTGGATCAATTTGATTAACTTTATTGGTTTGTTCATTAGTTTGTTCATTAGTTTGTTCATTAGTTTGTTCATTAGTTTGTTTATTAGTTTGTTCATTAGTTTGTTCATTAGTTTGTTTATTAGTTTGTTCATTAGTTTGTCCTTTAGAGATTCCAACAAGTGATTTCATTTCAGAACCAAAACAAACAGTTTTAGAATCTAATATTGAATAAAATCCAGGTCTAATTCCAAATCTATCTCTACCAAACCATAAATTATAAAATGATTTTCCAGTATCCAAATTTAAATGGATATCATAAATTGCAAATGCAAATTCTCCATCCAATCTGGTTAATAATTCCTTTAATCCGGTATTAAATATATTTTCATCTTGTGAATAAGAATCTTCTCCAATATATCTTAAAAACATTGGTAAAAGTACTTCGCAATCAGAACCGGATTTATAATGATAATTAATTTTGGTACAAAATTCTTGAATATCATGATCAGACCTTAATTTTTCCCAATTATAAATCTCACCATTCACACTTATATAAATGGTTCTTAAATATTTGTTTGAGTGAGAACTAGTATAATAATATGACAATGAGAAAGGTTGATCACCTTGTGAGCTTGTATCCATAATAGCAAGTCTGTGAAATCCAACAATATAATTCGAATTGGTCACAAATACAGAACGATCTGGACCTCTTGATTTAATTTGAGAAAATTTTTTATAAAGTAATTCATTATTGTATCCAATAGTATCTAAAGATAATAAACCCCAAATTCCACACATTTATTTATAGGTTAATACTTATATTTTAATATGATTTAATTTTATTTAATAAATAAAATTAAATTCAATTTTTTATGTTTAGCAATAATAGTCAATAAATAATTTTATAAAATATATCATTCTATAATCAAATCCAATGTTTAATATTTTTTATCAACATATAGATAAGATAAGATAAAATAAAATAATATCGGTTCATCACCTTAATTATAATATTATAGTAAGTCCAGTTTAAAATTGTGCTTTCAAGCCTATCAACTTTTTACTTTTATTTTACTATAATCAATGTACCAATAGCATTTAATTTAGTTATTATATTTGCATAGTTATTATGATTAGGATTAGCAAAATATATTTTAGTCCAAGGAGTACGACAAACAATGAATTGATTCCATAGACAAGTCAAAACTTTTAATAATAATTTTTGTTTTTTCCAATTGGTACATAGCAATTTTTCATAGTATCAAATACAATATTATTATAATATAATTTGGTATTGGGTGGAAAAAAATAATTTATTTATAAACATAAATTATTAAAAGTATTTACAATAAAACATTTATTTATATTAAATAAATTTTATAACCTAAAAAATCCCAATATATAATCAAATGTTTAACATTTTTTATCAATATATGGATCAACACATGGATCAACACATGGATCAACACATGGATCAACACATGGATCAACACATGGATCAACATATAGACAATAATTAAATGGGAAAACAGTAATATCAACATTGGCAGTTAAAGTGATAAAACCAGTATTAGAAACACCTGGACATCCTGTTCTTCCTGTAATAATAGCTTGTGTATAAGAATAATTACCTATTGGAGTAAGTATACATCTAACTTGGACTGTAGTTTCAATACATTCATTAACATTAAGATTTTGATAAGTTTTATTAGTACTAATATTTATAGGTTGAATAGAATTTGTTAATACATTTGTCCATTTATTTTGAGGTTCAATATAACTATAAGCAACATGTCCGAGTGCATCAGCAGTAATAATTTTTGATACTGCATTAGTACCATGAACATTTAAAGTTTTTAAAATAAGTGATCCATTAATCAATTTTCCAATAAAATCTAATTCAATTTTCATATTCCCATAGTTATATTCAATTGGATTAGCAAAATATATTTTAGTATTGGGAATACGGCAAACAATAAATTGATTCCATAGACAAGTCAAAACTTTTAATAATAATTTTTGGCTTTTGTCAATTGGTTTAGAACATTTTTTCATAGTATAAAATACTATATTATTATAATATAATTTAGTATTGGGTTGGAAAAAAATAATTTATTTATAAACATAAATTATTAAAAGTATTTATAATAAAACATTTTATTTATATTAAATAAATTTTATAACCTAAAAAAATTATTTAATAATCAACTGTTTAACATTTTTTATCAGCACATGGATCAGCACATTGACAAGTATTAAATGGAAAAGCAGTAATATCAACATTAATACCTAACATAACAAAACCAGTGTTAGAAACACCTGGACATCCGGTTCTTCCTGTAATTACAGCTTGGGTATTAATAACTTCACTAACAAATATAGGTCTAACTTGAACTGCAGTTTCAATACATTCATTAACATTAAGATTTTGGACAGTTTTATCGGTACCAATATTTATGGGTTGAATAGTATTTGCAATTGCATTGGAATATGTATTTTGAGCTGCAGTATAACCATAAGCAACTTGTCCAAGTGCATTAGCAGCAATAATTTGTGATACTGCATCATCAGTATTAGGAACATTTAAAGTTTGTAAAAGAGCTGAAATTGCAATCAATGCTTCAATAGCATCTAATTCAGTTTTCATATTTGCATAGTTTCCTGAAGTAGGATTAGCAAAGTATATTTTAGTATTGGGGATACGGCAAACAACAAATTGTTTCCATAAGCAAGACAAAACTTTTAATAATAATTTTTGGCTTTTGCCAATTGGTGCAGAGCAATTTTTCATAGTATATATACTATATTATAATAATATAATTTAGTATTGGGTGGAAAATAATTATCTTTTTATAAGGAAATTATTTGTCCATAAAATAATTAAATATTTTATATTAAATATTTTATAAATTATTTTTTCAGAGTATTTATTACAGTTTCTAAAAAAGTCTCTATATGTATAATATCTCTTCTTCCCTTTGATAATCTATATTCAAAAGTTGAAGCAGCGTCAATAATTTTAAATATTATTTCTTTTGGATAATTATTTATCTTAACCAATATAATATTTAAAAAATCTTTAATAATAATATTTGATGATATATTAGTTATCATCATTTTATAAATATAATCTCTAATAATTTCAATATTATGTCCAATCATAACCTCATTAATCAAATTATTCAAGGCTTTTTGATAACAATTATTTATTTTATTACAATATTTATACATATCTAATTTCCACAGGATATTTTTTAAATTTCCGTTAGAAGATTCAACAATATTTGATAAAACTCCAAAATTTAATTTAATAGATTCTAATGATGCAATATTAAATGTCCATTTGATAAGTTCTTCTGTTGATTGTGTTGGAACATGAATACACAGACATCTTGATCTCAATGGTTCTATAACTTTAGACAATGAATAACACCACATCATAAATCTACATGTTTTTGAATATTTTTCAACTGTTCTTCTCAAAGATGTTTGTGCATAATATGATAAATTATCAAGATTATTAATTTGTACCATTTTAAAATTTCTACTTTTTTCAAAAATACAAAGTGGATATCTTCTTGCATATTCTTTTACAATATCTTGTATTAAATATCTATCAAAATTATTATTATTTGGTTCAATAATAATGTGATGATCACTTTGTTTTACAATAACTTCATTTTCAATATTTCCAGAACTTATTACGGTATATTTGGAATCATCTAAATTATATATAGAATTGTCAAATATCATTTCTAAAAATAAATTTATTAAGGTTTTTTTACCTGAACCAGGATTACCATAAAAAATAATATGTGGCATTCCATCATCCTTACTTATTGTTTTAAGTTTTTCTAAAATTTCTTTATGAAAATAACATTTTGATGGAGATTGTGATTTCCAATCTTCATTTTTATTTCCTGTCAAATAATTATAATATTCATAAGTTGGATCAATAATATCAGATATATTTGATGGAATATATTTATCAACTAAAAATTGAATATTTAAATTTGTTTGTTCATCTAAATTTGTTTTATTGTTTGGGATAACATTATTGGTATTAGAATCAGTATCTATATCGGTATCTTTATTTTTATTTTTATCTTTAATAGTAATATTTTTATTTGTTTTTGTTTTTTTGTTTGTTTTTTTACTTATCATCTTTATTATTTTAATATTGATGTTATTTTAAATTTATTTATTAATTAGATATATTATTATATAAAATCAAATTTTATTCCCTTACAAATCAGTATAAAAAACAATATTATAGCAATATTTTTATTGCTTTATTGCTATAATAAATTATACAAGTATATTATATACTTGGGTATAATTTAAAATATGCAATCCATAAAATCATCCAAATCCATAAAATCATCCAAATCCATAAAATCATCCAAATCCATAAAATCATCCAAATCCACAAAATCATCCAAATTAAAATTAAAATTAGGATATGGAGTTAGTTTACCAATTGAATATGATGATGAAATTCCTGAATATTCTGTGGAAAATATTAATTTAATAAAATCATGGTCATCACATTTTGATTGTATTCAAGTAATGTTTTCAAAAACAAAATTATCATATGGTGAATTAAAAGAAATAAAATCTACAATTAAAAATTATAAATATATTTTTGTTCATGCAAGTTATCAAATTAATATGGGATCAGAATTACTCCCATCACAAACAGATTTGTATAATACGGGTTTAGATATTTTGATTAATGAAATCAATTGGGCTAAAAAAATTAATGCATCTGGTATAGTTTTACACATGGGTAAAAATGTTAAAAATAAATATGATCCCACACATATACATAATAATATGGTTAAATTTATAATTGAATTATTTAACAAATTAAATCCACAAAATCATCAAAATCCACAAAATCATCAAAATCCACGAAATCATCCAAATCCACGAAATCATCCAATTCCAATATTATTAGAAACACCTGCTGGACAAGGTGGTGAAATGTGTTGGAATTTAAATGATTTTGTTGAATTTGTCAGTAAATTTTCTCAATTACAATGGTATTCTCAATTAGGAATATGTTTGGATACTTGCCATATATTTCAAGCTGGATATGATTTTAACAAACCTAAAATAATAGATCAAGTTCACAAGATACTTGATCCAGTTAAAGAAAAAATAAAATTAATACATTTGAATGATTCATACCTTCCAGCAGGAAATCATATCGATAGACATGAACAAATAGGAAAGGGTCACATAAAAGTAGACAAACTAATTGAATTGATTTATCCCTATAAATCAGTCCCAATGATTTTAGAAACAATAGGACCATATGATAAACAGATAAAAAACTTATCCTTATCCTTATCCAAATCCAAATCCAAATCCAAATCCAAATCCAAATCCTAATCCAAATCCTAATCCTAATCAAAATCTAATCCTAATCAAAATCTAATCCAATCAATTTGATCAAGAATAACTTTATTTAATATATCCCAAATATTATCTATCATTTTAACTTGAAAATTGTCATCAAATAAATTGGGAAATTTATCTTTAATTTCATCCAAGTCTTTAGAATTTTCTCTTGGACACAATACTAAAATAGCACCTGCTTTCTTAGCTCCAAAAATCTTTTCTTCCAAACCACCAATTGCAGTAATATGACCTTTAAGATTAATTTCTCCAGTCATAGCCACTTGGTTATTTGTTTTTGTACCGGATAATAATGAAATAAGACAAGTAGTTATAGCACCACCTGCACTAGGACCATCTTTAGGTGTTGCTCCATCAGGACAATGAATATGAATACCATAATCAAAAGTATTTTTCCATTTATCATTTAATCTGGATTTAATATGTTCAGGTAATATTCTCCAAGCAACAGATCTTGCCACATTCATTGATTCTTTCATAACATCACCTTGCATACCCGTTAATATCAAATTTAATTTTTCGGCTGCAGGAACCCAACAACATTCAATAGGAATTAAACCACCAATTCCCAATTCATTAGCCCATAATCCATTAACTAATCCAACCATTGGATCTGAATTAACCTTTAAATGAACCATTTTGTATTTTTTTTTCAAGAAATCATTTTCAATCATGTTTTCATTAATTACAATTGAAGATTTAATTTTTTTTCCTAAAATTGTTCCTCCTTCAAGTCTTCTTAAATTAATTTCTAACATTATATCATTAAGTAATTCTTTTATTTTTCTAACTCCTCCTTCATTAGTATAATTATCAATTAAATATTCCAATATATTTGGAGTAAAAGTAATTTTTATATCTTCAATTCCAACTTGTTTTATTAATTTTGGAATTAAATAATCTTTAGCAATATTAATTTTATCAGTTAACTTATATCCTTTTACTCTAATTATTTTCATTCTATCTCTAAGAATTCTTGATACTTTTTGTTCATTATTGAATGAAAATATAATAATTGCCTTAGAAAGATCAAAATCAATACCTCCAAAATATTTATCATTAAAATGAGAATTTTGTGTAGAATCAGTTATATGCATTAGTATATTAATTATTTCCTCACCTTTTGCTGTTTCTGAAACTTTATCTAATTCATCAAAATAAATAACAGGATTCATACATTTTGTTTGTTGTAATACTTCAACAATTCTTCCATGATTAGAACCTTCATATGTAAAATCATGACCTTCAAGGAAACATGCATCGGTTGCACCTCCTAAACTTATAAAAGCAAAAGGACGTGATAATGCTTTTGCTATACCATCTTGAATTAAAGCTGTTTTACCTACACCTGGTGGTCCTTGTAAAGCAAAAATATTTCCACCTTCGGTAGGATTAGTTATAGTATGAGCTAATATTTTAACTAATTGGTCTTTTGAAGTTTCATGACCATAAATTTCACTATTTAATTGTTTTCTTACTCCATTTAAATAATTTTTAATTGTTTCAATGGAGTCTGTTTTTTTGACAGGAGGTACAATATAATTTCCAAAAGGTATTTTCATAATTTTATTTATCCAATTTTTTATTTTTGAATCGCCTCCAGATTTTGTTGAATTTTCCATCATCGATATCCGTTGTAAAATTAGTGATTTATTTGATGAACCCATATCCATATCTAAAACTTTCATATAGTTTGGTCTTTTATCCATAAAATCTGATTGAATATTTACTTTTTTTAATTTTTCAATATATTCTGATTTAGATTTATTATTTAGAGTTTTAAAATATTTTAAACCTGAATGATGTGATTTATTATCTTGTTCATATAATTCTTCAAATTCTTTGTCTAATTTTGGATTTGAAGAAAAAGATGGAGAAGATGAATTTTTTTGTATACTTTCTTTTAATATTAAATCAAAAATATTTGGTATTAAACTTACAATATTATCATTTTGATTATTTAATTTTTGTTTTTTTCCATTATATATTTTAAAAAATAATTCAAAATCAAATTTTGTTCCAAAAAAAGCAATATCATCATCTAATAAATTAAATAAATTTTTACATTCATCAAGATTTTTTTTAAATTCTCTTAATTTTTTATATTTGCTTGGATTTTTAGAATATAGTAAATATTTTGAATCCATTTTTTTTATTTTTTCATTGAATTTTGTTAAAATAACACTTGGTTTTTCTTTTTTATTATGTCTTTTAACTTTTTTTAATAATCCAAAAGCAAATTTTTTAGGATATAAAATATCTAATTCATTTTCACTATCAGAAGAATCAGAAGAATCAAAATATATTACATCTTCTGTCTTATATTTATTTAAATTTCCATTTGATTCTTCTTTATTATTATTTTCATCATCGTATTTATCGTATTTATCGTATTTATCGTATTCATCATCGTATTCATCATCATATTCATCATCATATTCATCATTATATTCATCATTATTAACCAATGGATCTTTAGTAGGATCATAATCAGAATCAGAATCAGAATCAGAACCAAAACCAGAATCAGATCCAAGCGGATTTAGTTTAAATTCATTTTTATTTTGTCCAAAATCAAATGGTTTAATAATTATGTTTATTAAATTATCGTTATTTTTTGGATCTGTTGGATCTGTTGGTTCTGTTTTTTTTATTTTTTTAACTGGATTTTGATTTGAATTTGAATTTGAATATTGATATTCAAATTCACAAACATTCAATAATCTTTTTAAACTATTTTTACAAATATCCATTTTAATATTTAATGTTGATAAAAATTTAAATAATATTTATTATTTAAATTCATATTTTAAATATTGATTTAAATATAAATTCAATTTTTATTCATTACATGTCAAAAAATGAAGTATTATAGTAATCAATTTATACTTTAATAATATTGATTTAAATAATAAATAGTAAATAGTAAGTCTAGTTAAAAATTATGTTTAATATTTTCTTATTTTAAACTGGACTTACTATAATATATTTAATTATAAAAAAAATAATAAAAAAAATGAATAATATTTCGTAATATAATTCATTTATAGTAATACTTTTTTTATTTGACTTGTATTAATTTTTATTAATTTTTATTGATGAAAAAACATCCATTACAAATAATTTTATTATTATTAGTTATAATGTGTGATTATTTTTAAGATTCAAATATTTATTTTTATATTTGATATATTTTGCATAATATGATTTATTATTGGAATTACTTCCTCCAATAATACTAGGTAATAACATACCCGCATCTGGGGCATCAATATCATTTAAATAATCCAAATTTAATAAATAAATATTATCCAATCCATTAGAATTAATAATTTCATTAATTTTAGTTTGATAATCTTTAAAATCAAAATTAAATCTTTTATAAATAAATAAATTGTATCCGTACCATAATTCTATACTAATAGAATCCACTAATAATATATTAACATTATCAGGATTATATAAATTAGCAATAATAATATCTCTTTTTTTAATCATTAAATAATTTCTTTTTTTTTCAAATTTTTGTTCTAATTCATAAATATTAATAGCACCACCAATAGTATTTTTTGATTCTTTTTCAATTTCTTTCCAAGAATCAGACATATCCGTATTATTATTTTTTTTATATTCTTCCATTTTTTCATTATTAATATCTATTAATAATTTATCAAAATCAGTGTCTGAAACATAAATTATTTTTATCATTAAAAATATTTTGCCAATAGTTTTATTGTTAAAAAATTCTTTTAATCGATTATCATAGTTAGAACTAAAATTAGAACCATTCATTATTTTTTCAATAATAAAAACATAATTTGACGATATTTTTTCTGGTTCATTATATAATTTACTAATAAGATAAGAATATATAAAAACTAAATTTATATTAGAACCAATATATATATAAATATCTGAGATTAAATTTTGAATATATAAGATTTGTTTAAAAAAAACCAAATACAAAATATTTTCTGGATCAACAAAATATTCATATTTTTGTTCTGAGTTAAATTCATTAATTTTTTTTTCAATAATATTTACTTTATCAGACACATCATCAAAATTATTCATCATTAAATCATATACATCTGCTAATTTAGTTTTAGTTCCCATTAATGATCTATTTAAAGATATCGTTAAAGATTTAGAAATTTCATGTCTATCCAAAGACAAATTCATTTTAATTAATTTATCCTTATTATCATTTAGATATACTGGAATATTGTCAATTGAGAATTCAATTATTTCATTTTTACTCATTAAAATTTCTATATTATTTGTAAAGAAAATTTTTATATAAAAATTTAAAATTCAATTTCTATTTGTTTACTTTTTCTATTAAATTGTCCTTTAGTAATTATACTTTTATCCAGAATCAAAATTACTTGATCAATAATTTCTATAGTTTTATTAATGATATTATCATCAGAATTATCATCAGAATTATCGTTAAATTTTTCTTCATGTTTTTTATAAAATTCCAATTTATTTTCCAATTCTTTTATTTTTAGTTGTAATCTTGCCAGTTTATTTATTTTTTTAATATTATTTTTTTGAACAAAAAAATTTCCATACTTATTTTGTTCAAAATTTTCAAAATTTTCAGATTGTTTTGATAACGATAAATTATATTCCATTTATATAATAAAATAAAAAAAAAAAGATATTATTTTATTTAAGTTCTTTAAGTAATTTTTCAAATTCTTCTTCACCGAAAGCATTTTTCAGTTTTATTTCTAAATCATTAGTATCAATCTTATCATAATTTATAGATTCCATATTTTCAGATAAGATACCTGAATCAATTAAATTTAATAAAATATCGTCAATTTTTTTTTTATTTTCCTCAACTTTATTTTGTTCTTTTTTATAAAATTCTATTCTATCAACTCTTAAATCATCATTATCAGATGAATCTATTTTAACGCGATATTTATATTTATGCTGATAGTCAAATTCTTTTTTATGTTCTGTTTTTTTATCAAGTGAATAAGTGTCTTTAATATCTTTATTTTGTTCTGCAATTTTTTTTTCAAATGTATTCATTTTTTCGTCAAATATTTTTTCATCTTTATCGGTCTCAGTAACTTTATGGACGATAAGATCTTCTTCATGTTTTTCTCTTATTTTTGAATAATCAAAATCCTTAATAATACCTTTATATGGTTGATTAACCCTTTTTTTTATAGATTCATCAAGATCTTTTTTATTGGTATTATCTCTATTATCAACTAATGATTGAATATTAATATTTGGTTTTTCTATTTTCTGTGGTTTAATAATTAAATTTTTGAGTTCGTCTTGATTATATGTTTGATCAATATTATTAAATTTTTTTATTTTTTTTATATTATATGAATTTCTAATATTGGAATTTAAATTCATCTTATTATATAATAAATTATTATTTTTTTATTTAAGAATAAACGTTGAATTTAATTGTAAAGATAATAATTAAATTTAATTGTAAAGATAATATTTAAATTTAATTGTAAAGATAATAATTAAATTTAATTGTAAAGATAATAATTAAATTCAACATAAAATATTATTTTTATAATTTCAATATAGAAATTATAAAAAATGTCAGATACTGAATTTTATGAGAACTATAATTATTCCAATATATATGGGATTTTAAATTTATCACAAGATGCATCAAAAGATGAAATAAAAAAAGCTTATAAAAAATTAATAATTAAATATCATCCTGATAAAAATAATAATATATCATCAGACAAATTTTTAGAAATAAAATATGCTTATGATATATTGTCTGATGATAAAAAAAAAAAATTATATGATGATAAATTATATTTTGACAATGTAACAAATTCAATAAATTATCCTACAATAAAAAATATTAAAAATTTATACAACAAATTTATAGATTCAACAGATATGGAAAAAGTTTTTAGGATTATAATAAATAAAAATATTTTGTTGGATAATATTTTAACAAATAAATTTTTTATTAAAAACAATGTTAACTTGATAAGACAAATTATAAATATTGACATCATACAAAATTTCACCCTTAAGGAAGTATGGGATGGTATCGGAAAGAATGTTTTTTATAAAAGAGAAACGAAAGATTTATTTGAAGAATTAATTTATCCAATCGATTTTAAACAGGTTTATGAATATGAAGGAGAAATTATTAAGATTAATGGTGTTCAATATAATGGGGATATAAATATCCGAATAAATATTACAGAATTGGATTATAGTGGTGAAAACTATTATATACATAATGATGAGATATATCTATTGGTAAATTCAAAAAGAATAATAAATGATAAATTTGTTGTTAATTTCCTAGATGGAAACAAATATAAATTTAATTTGAAGAAATTAACTCAAATTGAAAAAGACATTGGTAATGTTTATATGAAAAAAAATTTTGGTTTAAAAAAACATAAAACCAATAATAATATTATAGATAGTTTAAATTATACCACCATTCATGGAAATCTTTTTTTTATACCTATTATATAATAGAATGGGTATAAAAAAATTATTTACATTTTTGAATAATAATAATTTATTTAAAACATATTCATATTTAAATGATTTAATTGGAGAATTAAATATTGATAAAAAAAAATTATTAATTGGAGTTGATGGAAATTTATTTTGTTACAAATATACTCATTCATATGATAATATGTTAATTGGTTTTTTTAATCAAATACTTAAATTTTTATCAAATAAAATTATTCCAATATATATATTTGATGGTGGAACAATTCCAGAAAAAGAAAATACGAATATTTTAAGATATCAAAAAAAACTAATTTCAAGATATAAATTAGAACAGGTTGAAAATTTATTGGAATCCGATTCCAATAATAATGATGATAGATTAAATTTATTATCATTAAAAAAAAAATTTGAAAAAAACTCTATTAAAATTAATAATGAAAATATTTTACAATTGTTAGAATTATTTGATTTATTGAATATCCCATATATATTTTCTCATGGAGAAGGTGAATATCTTGCTGTGTTATTAAATAAATATAATATTATAGATATGTTTTTATCAGATGACACAGATCCAATACCTGCAGGAATTAATCACATTATAAAATTTTATAATAATGGTGTTTATTTTCTTGATACTAAAACAATTTATGAAAAATTATTAATAACCAAAGAACAATTATGTGATTTTTGTATATTACTTGGTTCTGATTATGCAACTTTTAATCATGGATTAAAACCCAATGAAATTCTTGATTTAATAATAAAATTTGAAACAATTGAAAATATTCATAAAAATAATATGTTGGCTTGTATTAATAATGAATCATTTGAATTGATAAATAAAATTAGAAATATTTATAATTATTCAGATCAATATGAAAAAAATTTTATTACTAATAAAGATAATACATCAAATATAAATATAATTATTGATCATTCAAATATTTCATTTTATTCAAATATAATGTTAGAACATTGGGATGAATTAATTACAATATTAAATAAAGAAAATGATGAAGAAATTAAATTACATGGTGATTTATTTAAATTATCTGTCAATAATTATATATCCAATACAAAATTTAATATAAAAAATATCTTAAAATATATTAGAAATAATATTTCTGACATAACCAATACAGAAATATCAAATATGATTGTGAGTTTTGAATTTTTAAATACTTTTCCAATATAAAAATAATCATAGTGAATATTGGAGATAATCTTTGATTTACTTTATAGTTATCATATGTGCAAAATGTAGTGTAAAGTGTTAAGTGTAGTATAAAGTGTAAAGTGTTAAGTGTAAAGTCATAAAATAAGTTTTTTGATTTAAAACTTATTTTATTTCACCCATATCCAATACAAAAAAACAAGATTTTTACGGTAAAAATCTTTTATTTAAAATAAAAATTGATATTAAAATAATATTTATACTATGATAATATAATAAACCTATGGATAATTTAATAAAGTTAGAAAACAAAAACAAACCTACTGGTATATTGGTGTCAAATATATCAGATACTAATACATATTCAATAAGTACAAAATTATTAAATTTAATTGACACATACAATATTATTGATCACATTGATCATAGTGAATATAATAATCATAATGATCACAATGAACATAATGAAAATAATGTGATTATAAAAGGTGGTGCACAAATAAAATCAACATACACAATAGAACATCAAAATATAATAAATGATATATCAGAAGAATTTTTAAATGATGATATTTTAGATCTATACAATTCATTTGTAGATTTAAAATTAACGATTGCAAATTGCTTAATATCACAAATATTATTAAATTCACCAAAAGTTGATATAACAATAACAAAATTTCCAAATATAAAAACACAATTATATCCTTATCAAATAAATAATTTAAATTGGATGTATTGTATTGAAAAACAAACTTATACAGAAGAATATAATGATATATCAAAAAAATATATTTTTAAGGGAGGAGGATTATTTGATGAAGTAGGTATGGGAAAAACTCTTCAAATAATTACTTTAATCAATTTAAATAAATCAATTTATAAAAGTATGATAAAAAATGATAAAATTTATTCAAAAGCAACATTAATTATAGTTCCAAATCATTTATGTGGTCAATGGACACGTGAATTTGAATCACACATAATAAATCCAATAAAAATAATTAATTTGTTAACAAAAAGACATTATAATAAATATAGTTATTTTGATTTGGCAAATGCTGATGTTGTTATTGTTAATGCTAACTTTTTTATTAATTGTAATTTAAATCAACATGAATATAAAGATCCATTATTTTTGATTATGGATCTGTTTGAAACCGATGTTAATATATTTGGTATATATTGGCATAGAGTAGCTATTGATGAATTTCATGAAATTGAAACATCAAATTTATTTGTTAGGTTAAAATATATTGAATCAGATTACAGATGGATAATATCAGGGACACCATTTAAAGAGAAAGCTATTAGTTCATTTTCACAAATAGATAAAACATCTTTATCAGAAGTAATGGATTATTTGACATGGCATAATAATATGATTAATCAAATTGATATCACTGATAAAAATAATTATTTATATGTGAAAAATCATTTTTCCAGAAATACACATAATGCAAACATTAAAATTCTTAAATTGCCTGAAACAAATGAAAAAACAATTTGGCTTAAATTTTCGGATACAGAAAGGATGATTTATAATGCTTATTTGGCAGATCCAAATAATACTCCATATGATGTATTTTTAAGACAAATATGTTGTCATCCAATGATTTCTGAAAAATTAAGAGAAAATTTATCAAATACAGTTGAATCATTATCAGATATACAAACTCAAATTAAAAAAATGTATTTTTTAGAATTTGATAAAGCAGATGAACATTATAAAAATTGTTTAGAACGTATTGATAGAATAAACACAGATATAAAAGAATTAGAATTAGAAAAAAAAACTAATTTAATGACTTATTCAAATTTAAAAGAAGAATTGACAAATGCCAAGATTAAAATGGTAGAATATAAAAAAATAAGAGATGGAAAAGAAAAAACTTTAAATTATTATAAAAAGTTTTTAGAATTAATTTCATCAATGGAAAATATAACCCAACAAGAATGTCCAATTTGTTTGGATAAAATTAAAGAAGAAGATTTAGGTATAACTTTTTGTGGTCATATATACTGTTACACATGTATTAGTACAATTATTAAAGAAACAAGAACCTCAGGGATGTCTTCAAAATGTCCAAACTGTCAATCAATGTTACAATTAGATAAAATATTTTTAATAAGTGAAAAAAAATCATCAGAAGTTAATAATCTTGGTACAAAATTAGCTTGGATTATAGATTATATTAAACAAACTCCAAATAAATACAGAATAATATTTTCACAATGGGATTATTTATTAAAAGAAGTTGGAAAAGTTTTAGAATCAAATGGAATTAAAAATTTATATTGTCAAGGTAATGTTTATCAAAAAGATAAAGTATTGAGACTATTTAATTCTAAAGATGAATCTAATGAATTTAAAATTATAATGTTATCATCGGAAAGTACTGTATCGGGTTCTAATTTAAATAATGCTGAAGAAGTTATATTTTTAGATCCAGTATATGGGGATAAACAACATAGACTTAATACAGAAAAACAGGCAATTGGAAGAGTCATTAGATTAGGAAATAAACACAAAATAATAAATATAATAAGAATTTTAATCAAAGATTCAATTGAAGAAGAAATATTTAAATCAAATCAAAATTGATTTATTATTCAAATTTAATTAAATTTAATTTAAATATACAATTATTAAATTAGATTATATATTGAAACTATAAAATATGACAAGAACAAAAAAAAAAATAAATGATTCAAATAAATTGGATAATAATAATTTAAATAATGATAATCAATGTGATAATTTATCTTTACAAAATATTTCTTGTGATAAAAATGAAAATCAAGTAAATATGTATGAATGTGATATTATCACAATAAATGAATTTAAAAAAAAAGAAAAAATGTTATATGAAGTATTAAATAATTTTTTTAATCAATGTTCTTTACCAGAAGTAAAAATGATGATTGAAATTATAGATAGTGATCATACAATATCTTTAAGATTTTTAGATTGGTTTGTAACAAGATATTGTTATCTTTATAAATTATCAATACCAATTAATAATAACTATAATAAAGAACAAATTTTTAATATTAATATTAGCTACAAAGCACAATTAAAATCTTTTAAGAAAAGATATTTTGATCCATTTAGAAGAAAGAAGAAGTTTATTTATAATTTTGGAAAACATGAACTTAATATATTAACAACTTTAGGTCAATTAAATTTTTTTAGATGGGCATTAAGTTATGAAATTATTAAATATGCTGAAAATAATTTTAAAAATATTACAAATAAAATAGTACATGTTAATTCATATTTTAAAAAAAATACAATTGATTCTAATTCTTTAACAATTACAACATCAGATGAAAATAATAATAGTACAAACAAAAAAACTTTATCTGATACATCTACAACTAATTTATCAGATACCAATCCCAATCCCAATACATCTGACGAAAATATAAAATTATCCCAAACAGATATAGATTTACTTATGGGAACAAATAATAATAACAGTATAGGAACAATAAAAAAAAAGACCAATAAAGCTTCAAAAGTTTTTAATGAATTAAAAAACTCACAACCAATTTTAAAATATCCTCAAGTATCAAGAAATATTTGTATTGAATTTTAATTTTAATTTTAATATTCTTAATTATATTTTTATTATATAATTATAATTACATAATGAAAGAACTTAATAATTTAATGTTATATTTTTGTTTTCTTATAATATTAATAATGATTCTTATTTTTATTAAAGAATATCCAACAATAAGTAAAAATAATATAATAAAAGCATTTGAAAGAATTTAAGCTGTGTTTTTCTTTCCTTTTTTATTTATTTTAATTTCACTTGGATTTTGATTTTGATTTTGATTTTGATTCGGGTTATCAATTAAAATTTTATTTTGAGAATTATCATTTGATTTTTCTGAATTTTTTGTTTGAGTTAAAATTTTTTTATCTCTTGGTTTTCTTACTGATTTTATTACTGATTTTTTATTTTCTTTTTCAAGTTCTGATTTTGTTGTCAAATTTTCTTGTTCTATTAAAATTTTATTATTTTTTTGAATTTTTAATTGTTTTTTATTTTGACTATTTTTTGTATTGGGTTGTTTTTTTTCTATATGTTTGTTATCAATTATAGCCGACAATAATTTTAAATTATTATTAGAAGATAAAGATGATGTTGAATTATTATCACAAAAATTTGACTCATTTAGATTTGACTCATTTAGATTTGACTCATTTAGATTTGACTCATATAATTTAAGTGATTCAAATGGTAAAGAAATATTTTTTTGATTTATATTATTGGAATCATTATTTTCCCCAGATTTATTCCCAGATATTTGACCCAATTCATTTGTTAAATTTTCATGTGATATTTTGTTTAATTTTAAATTATTTGGAGCCAATTCAGTTTTCACATCTACATTATCTATTTCAGTAATATCAGTTTTTAAAAAAATATTTTCAGATCCTAATTTTGATGAAAAATCCCAATTTTTGATAGTTTCCCTGGGTTCTGGATTATAAATATGTTGTTTATGTATTTGAATAAAATAACAATATAATTTTGTTCTTGCAATCAAAGAATCTGTATCTACTAATAATGAAACATAATCTAATCCTAATACAAGTCCAACTAAATCACCAGATTTAATTTTTTCAATATCCAAATTATTATCATTGTGTTTAATTGTTGTATTTGAAAAAATATTTACCTTTAAAATATTTGAGTCATCATTTAATAAAGATTTATATTGAATATTTAAATCATCATCATCGCTGTTAATATTTAAACTTTCAACTAATTCAGCAATATTAAGTTCAGTATTACCATTTAATAAATGCTCTAATAAATGTTGACATAATTCATCCAAGTTATTAAAAAAATCAATATGAGACTTTGGCAATTCCACATATAATTTTGAATTATCATAGTCAATATCCAATATCTTTAAATAACCTGTTTCCAAATATAATTTTGAATTTTCTAATAATAATTTATTAATAATTAATTTATTATTGGAATTGTCCTGTATTGGAAAATATTCATTAATTTTTAAATTTAATAATATATTTGAATTGTCTTGTTCTATTTTATAAACTATTTTATTCATTTGGTATAATAATTATTATAATTAAATATATTTTTAACTTGAAATATATTTAATTAAATTATTTTATAAAAAATATTAAAAGTTAAATAAATTTAACTCTAATAAAATTCTAAACAACTTTATGGACTTTATTTAGTTTTTTTGGTTGGTTTCGAATTTTTAGATGTTTCAACAACAGTTTTTCCTTTTCCTTTTTTAACAGGTTCAGGTTCAGGTTCAGAATCATCGGATTCAGACTCTTGTTCCTCTTCAGTTTCTTCTTCAGATTCTTCAGATTCTGCTTCAGATTCTGAATCAACTTTCATTTGTTTTGTTTTAGTTTTGCTTGGTTTATCAATTGGTTTGTCAGTTGATTTATCAATTGGTTTGTCAGTTGATTTATCAGTTGATTTATCAGTTGATTTATCAGTTGATTTATCAGTTGATTTATCAGTTGATTTATCAGTTGATTTATCAGTTGGTTTATCAACAGAAGTAAAAACAGAATCTACTGATTGGTTAATAAGTAATTCTTCAGAATTAATATTTCTCTTACCAAAAGCATATTTTGAATATACAACTTTATGTGTTGAATTAGAACTATTTTCAAATGGCAATTGAACAATATCAATAGAATTGATAACATATTTAATGCCTGATTTTCTCTTATCAGCATCTGCATCTTTGGATTTAGCAGCCCAAACTCTAAATGGAGAATACAATATTCTAACATAACAATTAAAGTTATAATATTTATCCAAGTCATCAGGAGTTCTAACATCTTTGGGTTCTTGAGGATCTCCAAAAATATTAAGTAATTCTTTTTCATAGTCATCAATTTCTTTTGAACTAGTTCCTCTTTCTTTTTTTAAGAATTCTTCAGCATTTAATGGAACTTCCCTTGGTCTTCTATAAAAGATTTTTGTGTCAATTTCTTTTCTTTGTTCTAATTCTTCCATCTTAACATCTTTTTGAACTGGTTTTTCATCTTCCTTAAAATTTAATTTAAAAGTTAAAGTATTGATTAATGCCTTTTTCTTATCTTTATCAAGATTAAGACTTTTATTTTTAGCCAGCAAATCTGTAATAGATTTTTTAACAATATTGGTGTTTGATTTATCTAATCTTTCACCCATATAATAATAAAACCAATCCATTTTTAATTTCATTTTACAAGATTCAAATCTTACGACTGATTCCTTAACTTCTTTTGGTTCAGCATCATCATCTTCTGATAATTCTGCTTCTTCATCAATTTTTGGTTGTTTAACAGATCGTCCAAATTTATATAATCTATCAAATTTACCAAAAACAGTTTTTCTATTTGACTCAAAAGAATCATCATATTCATTTAATGTTTCTTTTAATTCCATACATGAATTTTGTTCTGGATCTAATGAAAATCTAACAAAATCTCTTTTGGATGCATCAGGATTGAACTTTTTAGGGGCAAATCCTGAATATTTTTGAAAGATAAAACCTGTTTCTTCATCAGCATATATTTGTTTACCATTTAGCATATTAAAGATTTTTGCTTCAAATTGAACTCGATTCTTTTGAGCAGAATCTTCAACATTAATAGTTTCAAATACGATTTCTTTTGGCATTTTAATGAATATGTATATATGATTTTTATTACTAATATATTGCATTATTTTAAAAAATCAACTTTTTTAACATTTCAACTTTTTTATACCATAGTTAAATATAATAATAAAAAAATTGATTTTGTTTTATTATCTTTACAGTATTATATATAATACTATACATATAATATGACAACAATAGATTTTAGTTTTGATTCTATAGATTTTACGATTATAAATAAAATCAATATTGAATCAAATAAAACCAATATTGAATCAAATAAAACCAATATTGAATCAAATAAAATCAATATTGAATCAAATAAAACCAATATTGAATCAAATAAAACCAATATTGAATCAAATAAAACCAATATTGAATCAAATAAATCAATTAAACCAATACCAATAGAATATGACAAAACTACAAATGAAACTTACCGTGTTAAAAGATTATTTAAAATTGACCCAATAACAGATCAAGAAGTCCCTGATAATTTAGCCTTTAAATTTATATTTTCATGGAACCCATGTACTGGTGTTAGAGGTACACCAGACATTATTGGTCCTTTATATTTTAATGTCATTAATTTGTATGATTATTATTATTTGAATAGATATAATGGCTTATGGAATCAACCACAAGAACAATTTCAAGGTTATTATGGAGATTATGTAGGAACTGGTAAAAATATAAAAATCACATCAAGAGGTTATAATCCAGAAAAATATCTATTTAGATTACCAATTATTGATTGTTATCTTTTAAATAACCATAATTATTCTGTTATTACAATGGGACCCGAATTGACTGACGATGAAATATCACAATGCGATAAAATTATCATACAATCCCATCCAAAAAAATCTCTCAGTAATTTTGCTTCATTAACTTTATTAAAGTATTATTATGATAGAGCATTAGATGTATCACCAGATCCTAATTGTGATGAAATAAAAGAACTCAAACAAAAATATCCTAGTTTGTCTCAAAGAGAAATTAATGAAAAATATAATAGATATTGGGTAGATAAATTAGTTAAATTAAAATATTAAATATTACGAATGTAATTAATTTATTTATTTTTTGCTATTAAAACTTTACATTCAAATATTCTAAGTTTTGCATTTGGATATTTGACATATATTGTAAAAAAAATAAAAATACATCAATGTATATCTGATAATATTATAAAAGAATATATTATAGTAAGTCCAATTATCATCTTTTATTAAAGGTACATTATGACAACCTTCTCACATATTTGCTGTTAAAGTTGGACATACATTATATTTTTATTATCTCTTGTATAAAATCTTCTATATTGATATATTGTATTTGTATCTACTTTTTTATTACTTTTTTATTACTTTTTTATTACATTTTTTTCTATTTCTTTCCATATTTTTAATTTATCTGTATAATATGATGGATCAATTTATTTTTCTATCATATCAACTATTTCTTTTTTTGTATTTTTTTTTTTTGGTATTTCTTTTTTTGGTATTTCTTTTTTTTTGGTATTTCTTTTTTTACATCTACATCATGTATGTCTTTTAATGTTAATTTTGTTTCAATATTTTTATCGTAAATTTTTATCGTAAATTTTTTTAATAATCATCAGCATATACTTTTTTTAGTTTTTTCAAATGCTAAACTAAATGCACATGTTCTAGCACATATATTTGCTAAATTATATTTCACCATACCATTTTTTTTTGAATTTTTCTTTACTTCTTCTATTTTTATATTTATTTTTATTTTACACCTTTTAACATTTCAAACGCCGATTATTTGTTTGAATTAAAATAAATTAATATTTATATATATATGAGTTTAGAAGAAATAGTTGACAATTCAAGAACCGACAAAAATACGACACACTCTTACTTACCCCTATATCAAAAATTATTATATATATATACATATATATATATATGAGTTTAGAAGAAATAGTTGACAATTCAAGAACCGACAAAAATACGACACACTCTTACTTACCCCTATATCAAAAATTATTATATATATATACATATATATATATATGAGTTTAGA